ATGATATTAAAATATTGCAAGATAATTTTCGTGTAATTACAGTACAAAAAGCTCGTGATGGAGCATCTAGTATTGAATTAGGTGTGAATTTCTTTGGTAAGATGGGTTATTGGCATGATATGCCTAAACCTGAGGAAGTAAATGACTGGTCACTATTTACTAGTCCAGCCTATATCATTGGAGATTCTATAGATAAAGAAGAAGAGATAAAAGAAGTAGTATTAGATAACAGCAAACAACCTTTTAAATTTGTAATGTAAATGAGCAATGTAATTTGCGTAGCTGGATTCAGTAATACTGGTAAGAGTACATCATTAAGATACTTAGATCCCGAAGAAACTTTTATTGTTAGCTGTACTAACAAACAGTTACAAATACCTGGATTTCGTAAGAAATATAAGAAGGTAACAACTAATGGAGGTAAGCTTGAAGGAAATTGGTATGTTAGTAATAATTATGAGAATATTGGTAAAATCTTGAAACTTGTATCTTCTACTAGAGAGGATATTAAAGTTATCGTTCTTGATGATATTAATTACTGTTTAAGTAATGAAATTATGGAGAATGCTCTTGTAAAAGGTTTTGAGAAGTTTACACAACAAGCTAAGAATTATTATGATCTTATGACAGGAGCTGATAAACTCCGAGATGATTTGACTGTAGTAATTATTTCTCATATTATTAATGATGGTACAGATATGGAACCTACTTACAAGCTATATTCATCTGGTAAAATGCTAGATAAAACTGTAGTATTGGATGGTTTGTTCAGTTACATAATTTACTCAGACGTAGTTAAAGATGAAAATGATGAAGTTCAGTATAGATTTAGAACTAAAACTAATGGTAATGATACATGTCGTACTGTTGCTGGATGTTTTACTGATAAGTACATTGAACCTAATATGAAGCTCGTTATAGATACAATTAACAAATTTGAAAATGGAGAAGACTAATATGGAAGCGTGGAATTTGATGTTTGATGAGAGTGCAAATAAGTTTGTAGCAGTTAATCCTAATACTGGGGAAGTTAAAGACTTGATTCCAGCTACTGCCGCTAAACCGAAGAAGGCAAAGAAAGGTGAATCTTCTGAACCTCAACTTATACTAGCAGATAATAAGTACACGCTAAATACAGCAGCTGTTGAACTTATGGGTGTAGAACCCGAAGCTAAGCTTAATATTAAGTTTAGAAAAATTGATAAGGTTCAAACTCCTGTATTAGGAACTGATGAAGCATTTAAATGTAAGTCAGGTAATCGTCTTACTAAATCTTTTACTGTAGCTTGTAGAGGTGCTAATCATGATGCCCTTGCAGCTTACGGTACTGTATTTACTTTGGAAGCTACAGAGGATGGAACATTTATTCTTAAAGGTGATAAAACTCCAGAACCTGTAGAAAGTGATGATAATCTTGTAGAAGATGTAGATCTTCCAGAAGGTTTATCTGAGAACTTGGATCAATTAAATGATGATATTCCAGAAGATGCAGAAGAGATTGATGGTGATGATTTTCAAGCCATGTTAGCAAGTTTGTAATTAAAAATTTTTGTAGTTTAATTTAAATTAGAAAGAAAATGAGTAGTTTTAATTTTGGTGGTCTTACTAATACCACAGGTGTTGCTTCTGATAAGCATTTGCGTCCTTTCTCTATTAACAAGGTTAAGTTTGTAGAGAGTAAGGTAGATGTACTTCATTCTGAAAAGAATGGTACTGATTACGACATCTTTAAAGTACGTTTTGAAGGAGAGCATGGGTATTATGAAGAGAACCTATTCCTCCCTGATGTAAAGGGTCAAGATGTTGAACGTATTCCTAATAATTGGGGTGGTGAAAATCCTTCTAATGCTGATAGAGCAATGATGTTCTTTGCACATTGCTTGGCTATTATTAATAAGGAGGGTTTTGAGAAGTTGAAGAAAGTCGTTGGTAATGCAAAGTCTTTTAAAGATGTAGCTACTATGGCACAGAAACTTCTTAATGAGAAGAAGGGTAAGGATGTATATCTAAAGCTCGTTGGTAGAGTAAAAGATGGTGTGACTTACGCTGCTCTTCCGTATTACACTTCAATTAATAAAGAGAGTGGTGATGCTTATGTAAGCAATAACTTTTTAGCTCTTGAAGAGAAGGGACTCGGTTTTACTCCTAGTGAGGAGAAGAAACGTCAGGAGTTTGAATCAGCTACTCCAACTGCGATGCCTGCTGATAAAGCATTGGATCAGACCACTGATAACTCTGACATTGATGCTGCAGCTACAGATGATCTTCAAGACATGCTCGCAGGACTCTAATTTTGAAATATAAACTGAGTTAGTTATATTTACTCTAAATTGTTAATATGAACTATGTTTGAATTTACATTTGGAGAATCTATAACTAAGGAATTTATCTTATCAAAAGTTACTGAGGAAGAAATATTCTGTTATTACTTAGGAATACCTAATATTAGTAAGAAACTGATACGAAGTAGACTAAGAAATGATAATAAACCTACATGTGGTTTTTATCGCAATAGTAAAGGTGAGTTATACTTACATGACTTTGCAACAGGAGATTTTTATAGTTGCTTTTCATTAGTAATGGCTATACATGACTTGACATTTTATCAAGCTCTGTGTACCATTGCTAATGACTTAGGCTTAAAGTCGTTTAAGCACTTACAAGTAAACCCTGGAATCCGCACGACAAATACTAAAAAATTTGAAGATGCAGGTAAGTCTAAAATTCAAGTAGAGATAAAGGACTATACTAAAGATGAATTAGATTGGTGGTTACAATATGGTATTACTAAGAAGACTCTAAATAAGTTTAGAGTGTTTTCTTGTAAGTCTGTATTCCTTAATGATAATTTATTTAGTATTGTCACTTCTTCTATGAGAGTGTTTGGATATTATGGAGGCAAGTTAGATGGTAAAGAATTATGGAGAATCTACTATCCACAAAATAAAAGTAGTGGTATTAGATTTCTTACTAATTGGCCTGCTAAGAAAATACAGGGTTTTGAAATGCTTCCTAAGAAAGGTAATCTGCTGGTAATTACGAAGTCCATGAAGGACTGCATGCTGTTATACGAGTTTGGGATTAATGCTATTGCTCCTAATAGTGAAAATCTCTTTATTTCTGATACAGTATTGGAACAATTAAAAAAGCGTTTCAAGCATATTGTAGTACTTTATGATAACGATTTAGCAGGTTTGACTGGTATGCGAAAAATTAAGCAGGCACATCCAGAACTTATTTATACATGGATTCCTAGAAAGTATGAAGCAAAAGATATTAGTGACTTGTATAAGAATAGAGGACGACAACTCACACTTGATTTAATAACTCAATTTATAAAATGGCTAAGAAACAAGTCGATTTAAATACTGGCTGTATTGCCACGTTTAAAAACGGCTCAACTCAAACTTTTAATTCTATTGAAGAAGCTTCTGAAAAGACGGGATTATCTGTCGCTTCTATAAAAATACGCTGCAATAAGCCTGGGTCTAGTGGTAAGGATAAAACTACTTTTGAATGGGTAGATTCTTTTACTAAAAGACATTATCAGGCTAAGAAGTCTAAAAACAAAGGCAGTGCATTTGAAACAGAAGTAATAAATCATCTTAAAGAGTTAGGTTTTACTGGTTGCTGCAGAGCAGCTGGTGAAAGCCGTAAAATTGATAGTAACAAGATTGATATTGTTGATGTAGATAAGAAACTTCCTGTAAATATTCAATGTAAGAACACACAAAACCTTCCTAATTACTTTACAATTAGAGATGCTTGTACTGATAAATCTAAACCATTTGTTATGGCTTGGAAAAAGGCAGCAGAGGGTGGTAGTGCTTCTCCAGGAACTGTTTTCATTATTCCTGATACATTATTTTATCAATTGTTAAAACATGAACTTTGATGAAACTTATCGTAAGGAACATAAATTATTAGTACTGCATAGGTGTAAACCTAAAATACAAAATGCTGAGGTTCTAACTTTCGAGGAGGAATTTCAGCATTATTTGGATATGTGCAGACGTGATAAAAAACGTTCTAAGTGGGCTACAAAAGAAGGATTTCAATTAGAGTATGAATCCTGTTGGGAAGATTTGCAGCACGCTTTTTACGTATATCCATACGATAAAGAAGTAGAAGCTGATATTAATAAGAATTTTAAAGTTATAGAAGTTAATTAGCCATTGTAGACGAAATTATGAAGTTACGCATTGGATTAGATTGTGATGATACATGTAATTACTGGTGGAGGTGCTATATCGAAAGATTTGGTATGCCTACTAGTAATAGTGTAATTACAAAACACGTACAAAGAGTTTTGATTAAAGACAAAGATTTTTGGTTAGGTTTGCCAGAAAAACATAAACCTAATTTTGATGTAGCTTTGTATTGCAGTAAGCGAGTTAATCCGAAACCGTGGACAAAGCAATGGTTACAAGAGCATTCTTACCCAGAAGCTCCTGTATATCAAATATGTAGCCAGCGAAAAAACAAAGCTGATGTAATTAAAGGTAGAGTTGATGTCTTTGTAGACGATTCTGTATCTAATTTCATAGCTATGAATTTAGCTGGAGTTCCCTGTCTTCTTATGGATTCTGAATCTAATGAAGATTGGGGGCCTATTGGAAGGGTGTATTCACTTGATAAGTATGAGATAGAAGATGCCTATGAGTTATTCAAGGCAGATATACTACCTAACTTTAGAGCGTTAATATGATTCCAAATAAGCAAATGTTATCTAAAGTAACTATTAAGCCTTTAGTAGAAACTTTAAAGATAACTGATATTGATGATTCTGTATATTTTGGTAAAGAGTATGCAGATTACATTAGTAACTCAAGAATGGGTTTAATTAACCCAATGCAAGGAGGTTGTCCTAAAGATTTCTTTGAAGGGCTATCAAAACATAACAAGTTCAGCAGTGCATTAAAATTTGGTAGAATTTAATTGTAAAATTATTTCTTGTTGATTCTTGTAATTTTTCGTTATATTTACTTATATAAATTGAGTAAATTATTTATGAAAACTACAAGTGAAATTCAGAATAAACTTTCTGAAAAATTTAAAAATCTAGTTTTAGTAGAAGATTATAAAGGAGCTAATGAAAAGATAACTATAAAGTGTACAGATTGTGGATATGAATGGAAAGTAGTTCCAAGATCAGTAATTAATTCAAAATGCGGATGCCCTAAATGTGGTGTTAAAGATTCCAGAACATCATAGGCTAAAAAGATTTTCTTATCCAAACTTGATACTAGTAAATATGATTTTATTGACTATAAAGGTTATTAGGATGTTACTGTTAAGTGTAAAAAGTGTGGTAATATTAGGCACACTACTGCTGATAATATTCTAAGATTTGGGTGTAAATCTTGTGCGAGTACGGAACAAAACGAACCAAGAAAATTAACAACGGAAGAGTTTATAACTAGGGCAAAAGAAATTCATGGATCTAGATATGATTACTCAAAAGTAGAATACATTTCTTGGAATATCCCGGTATGTATAATTTGTTCTAAACATGGAGAGTTTTAGCAACGCGCTGGTAAACATTTAGTTGGGCATAATTGTCCGAGATGTAAAGAATCTTCTGGAGAAGAATTAGTTCGCTTAGCATTAGAAGAAAGTAAAATTCCATTTGAGCAAGAAAAACACTTTCAGTTATATAAAAAAGTTTTAGTTGATTTTTATATTAGCTTAAACGGTAAAGAATATATTATTGAAGTAAACGGGGAGTAGCACTATATACCTATTGAATATTTTGGAGGTAAACTTCATT